TTTAAAGTTTGTGCCTCTTTCATCATTTCATAATGTTCATTAGGCATATTTTCCCAATCTCTAAAATAAACTCTATTGTTGTCACAATAACCACTACGATATATTTCATGTTCTAACATAGGGTCTACTGCAATCAAACCATCAACTGTATGTTCTCTATATAAGGCATTACAACCCCATACTTTACCTTGTGTCTTTAATAGTTCAACATCAATATCTTTACGACTTTCACCATTACCTAATACAAATAAATTTTCTGTCATTGTACCATTTTTCTTAGTATCAATTTCATTCGTTCTTTGTTGTATGTCATGAAAGGTCCATACTTTATTATTTTGTTTTTCAATGTTGGCCATATTATATCATCCTTAATTGTTTTATTAAATTGTTTTGTGTAATTAAATAAATCATTCAAAATACATAATGTTTCTAGTGATATTCTTTTTGCTAGATATGTCTTAATTAATATTGGATGTTGTCCTCTAGTAACATTAAATATCTTATTAAAATTCTTTTCACTTTTTCTAAGCAATTGTTCCATATCTCTTTCAAAGTAATATGCCAATCCGTCAATTCTTTTTTGTCTTTCCAAATAAACATCATTGTTCATATCCTTAATATAAGGTGATTTATTAGATATGAAATTGCTAACAAAATAGTCCACAATACGATCACCGTACTTTCTTGCAGCCTTAACAAAAAAGTATCTATCATTACGTTGTATAAACGTTTCGTACTTAGCATTAGTTTCACCATTATACTTAAAGAAATCATATTCATCTTTTGTAAAATGTAATTTAATGCTGAGGTATTTTTTATATGCTTCGTATCCTTCATTCATTTATACTGGTAGTGTTGCTGTTTTTGGTAAAAAGTTTAGTTCCTGTGCGTTCATTTTTATTTTATCTTTTAGTGTTCTATTAATTAAATGCGTAATCTGTTCTGGTTCTATTTCTTTTTCTCTACAATATTCTAATACTGCGTCCATATGTGTAAGTCTTTTTTTACTTGCTATTTTTTCTATCACTAATGCAAATTGTTTTGGTGTCATTTTTACTCCGGGGAAATTGGGTCTGTTAATGTGGCCATTTGTTCAAGTCTTGTCTTTGGTTCTTGTTTTGTTTCATCATAAAGAATAGCACAAATGATAGCATAATTAGCCATATCAATAAGTGTGTCTCTAATACTTTCATCTTTAACTTTTAATTCTTCTTGTTTAACAAAAGACATCAAGCGACTAAACTTATCACCTATTCTTATAGCACAACCCTTCCATGCAGGTATGCCACCCATTTCACAAGTTCTAAAATTTTTAAATACATCTTCTTGTGAGGCATAATCATGTCGTTTCATATCATGCACCTGTTTCATATTCTCTAATAGACTATAAAATACTTCACTTTGTTTCATTATTTTTCCTCACAACTGGATTATAAATTTCTCTTGTGGCTTCTGAACCTGTTAAGTATCCAATGCCATATGCACATAGTACCAGAATAAAAACTGGTATCATTACTTCAATTACTTCCATCATATCTTCTCCTTTTGTTGGTATCCCTTGCTACGTTTTCTATTCTACCTCGTCAGGTAGTTTACTCACATTAGCAAGGGAAGTGTTTACTATATCTAATAGCAATTCCGTGTTAAATTTCCAATCTATACCGTATGACATTAAACAAGTTTCGCCTGAAGCAGGTAAAGTTAAATAAAAAACACCTTTTTTACTATTTGTGTTATACCACATTGACATAGTTCCTAAAAGTATTCCATCATCCTGACCTTGTGTTCTTACGTCACTACTGCCTAAAAACTGCATACCAAAAGTATTCATAGTAGTCAGTAAAACCTCATATGAATTACCACAATAAACTGGCACCATTTGTGTTCTTAGTAAATTAGGTGGAAACGTTTCCTCAGATTGTGCTTTGTTTAATCCTGCATATACTATTCCTAAAAAGAAACATATCAAAATTATACCCAATATTGATTTAATAAATTCTTTCATTACATTATAAGCTTTGTGTCAGGTTTTACTAAATTTGTTGTGTTTTGTTCGTATGCCTTAACTATGTTGTCCCCAGGATTAGTAGTACAAATAATATTTTCTTTTTGTACCATTACTATTTCATCCTCTGTGTATGGAATATATGGTTGAAAACCTATTCTTACATTTTCACCAGGTTTGCCTTGCATAGGAATCAACACAAATGGTTTCTTGATTGCTGTGTGTGTTGTTGTATGTTCTTTTTCTTGTGGTGCGCCTACTACATCCTCACCTGTTGTTAATCTATATAATTTAATTGACATTAGTTTCCTCTATCCATTTGTAAAAGTCTGATATCGCCTCTTTCAATTGAGGTAAATAATCAACTTTGTTTTTCTTAAATACTTGTGTTGTACCTTCTTCCGTAGTAACTAATATTACCACTTGTGTTGGTTCTTCACCAAAGTGTTCCTTATACATTTCAGCATAAGCACTACCTTGAATAAAATAGTTTTCAATCCAGTCTTCTTTTTTTTCTTTTGTAGATGTTTTAAAATCTATTATTGATAAGACACCATCATATTCAGCAATACAATCTACACGACCTGCTATGGTATAATTTTCTGAATACATTTGTGCTTCTTGTAATCGTATATTATTTATTTTTGATAGTTCAGGTTTTAATACATCAAACATCATTCTTGGAAGAAATTGCTTTTTGTATTTGTCAACCTGTGTTAAATCAACATTGTTTAAATAATCTTCGACCATGTTATGTACTGCGGTGCCACGATTAGCAGCCTGTATCATTACATGATTTGCAACTTCTTCACCAACTCTTTTTCGCCATTCATGTAAACCTTTTTTATCTCTAATTGATAAAACAGAGGTAATAGATGGATACGCTTTTTTAGTTTCTTGGTGTTCGTAAAATCTTTTGCCATTTACGTTCTTGGCTTTGAGTGGTGGTAAATCTCTTATTGGTGGTTGGTGTATAAACATTATATTCTCACTTATTAAAATTATATTATATCAGGTCTTGACTAAAAAGTCAAGGGTTAATCTCTAGTAAAAAACGGGTCGGGTTTCTTATTAGTTTTCTGTACTTCTTGTAACACTTTCATAAACTTGTCAAACTCTTTATGTGCGGTATATCTACCAACTTTGTATGCAATAATGAGACAACCCACAGCAATGATTGTGTGTGTTATTGGATCCATTCTTTAGCCTTTTCTGTTACTTCGTCAACTCGTCTAGTCCAACCTCTACCAAAAGTTTCAAATGTAGATAACCCTTGATAATAATTATGTCTAGCGGATTGATATTGGTCTATTGTAGTAGAAACACCATATTTCTCTACATGGTCATTAATACATTTAAGTGTATTTGGACCTATGCCACCATCAACTGTGGTATTTACCAATCGTTGTATAAATTTTGCAGCACGACCAGGACCAGCATTGACAGCAAAGTCAAAGATACATAAATCTAAACCTTCTGGTAGATCATCACCTTTTACTCTATCCCAATAATTTTTTTTGTATATTGGCTCAACATCTTCTTTTACTAATTCTTTCATTTCTTTCTCACCACCAAAGTCTTCGTAAACTCTTTTAGTTACGCCAAGGTTTGTTTCGCCACCTGGATCTTTTGGATGATTTACATATCCACCTTCGTGGTGTAATATGACTTCTAATGCTTCTGAAAATTTATTACTCATTGTAGTGTAATCCCATCTTTATTTTTTCTATTAGATAACTCTTTAACATACCACTTCGTACTATGTCACCAAGATCAAACTCAATACAATCAATTTCTTTCATTTGTTGCATGATGTTGACAAAATCTAATATACCATTTCTATCGTTTGTTTTTGTTAAGTCTGTTTGCTGAATATCTCCAGCAAATATTATTCTTGTATTCTGACCAACTCTAGTCATAATAGTATCTAATTCATGAAAGTTTAAATTTTGACATTCATCCACTATTATTACACCATTGTCGATTGTAATACCTCGTAAGAAACTCGTTGATAAGAAATCCACTGTTCCTTGATTTCTTAAATCTGTGTATAGTCTATCAAACTCAGCGTCTGAGCCTCGTTGAAACATAAATCGTACCATGTTTTGATATGGCACTTGATACAAATAAGATTTGTCCTCCTCATCCCCAGGTAAGAAACCTATGTCTCTTGTTGGTAATAATGAGCGAACAATATATACTCGTTCTCTAGGTGATTTAGGATCCAACACATCTTTTAATGCATTATATAACGCAACAAAAGTTTTACCTGTTCCTGCCACACCATAAAGAAAAAGGTTTTGACCTTTTTCATAAGAAGCGAATACTTCTTTTTGATTATCGGTTATTGGTTTTATCGTGTTTAATTCGTTTGACGATATATTTAATTTTTTTTTACTTACCATAATTTTTTCACCGTTTTAATGAGCGACAACTCAGCTTACAATTCGGATTCTGTTTACCAGTGTATGATATTCCTACCAATGTGCTGTTGTCTATCTAATACTATTTATATTTTTCCCTTTGCTCTGGCTCTGTGTTTTTCAAGAACCTGTTTTGTTTTCGCTTCTTTTATACCTTTTCGTCTATATCTATCTGCCAATGGACTTGTAGGATGTTTCTCTGCAATACGATTTAAATGATCTTTCCAACCACTATCTGTTTTACTATCAATCTGACCTACGTTAGATACAATGTTCATTTGTGTAGGTGGCAATAATGTAATATGTTTCTTTTTTATAAACTTTTCCATATCAGAAATAGTCATATAATCTTCAAATTCAGTTTTTGTTTTACTATTAAAAAATCTATATGTGGGCATAATTTGTTATTACCTTATCTAGCACATAGTACCAAACACCATTTATTGCTGGTTCTACTAATGCAACTGTTCCTGATTCAATCCAGTCTGAACCTGTTAATCCTTTTACTACAAACATAGCAATTAAAATGTGTCCAATAGTATAAACTGTGGCACGACCTAAACTTGTTCTAAATATAGTTTTAATCATGTTCACCACCTGGATCATTTTTAGGTAGTGGCACTTTATATACTGTGCCGTCTTTACCTCTATACATTACTGAACCTCTTGCTCTACCCATTGAATGGTAACCATCTTTAAATCTGTACATTCTCTCTGTTGAAACAAACGTAGCTACTGTAACTACAATTGCAAGTATTAATACAAAGTGTGCCACAACTGATATACCAAAGATATACCATGATGAAAAGAATAATGAAAAAGTTATACACCACATCCATGCTAGTATCTGTAATATTAAATGCCGTACTTGTAAGTCTGGTATATGTCTTAATGGATTATGATTAAAGTTCATAATACCATCCCAACTATTTACTATAAATGATCTCATAGTCCCTCTATCTTATATTTTTTAATTACATTTTTTGTTGGTATCACCGTTGTGTTACCTCCGTCTGCTAATTCATTTTTCTCGTCATAGTTATAGTCTGACATAAGAATATGTACCTTTTTGTCTTTCTTCACTAACCAACCTGTTGAAACACAGATTGCAGGTTTAGATGATTGAATATCTTTTAAGTCTCTCCAACCACTATCGCTTTGTATATCTTCCCAATATACCAAATAGAAATCAAATGTAAATGGTATAGGTGGTTCGTTTTTATGAAATACTTTATTTTTGCTGGTCATTCAATTTATCCCCTATTGCATATATCATTACTGCAATGAATAATAATGTTAATAATATAAATCCTAATAATATATTCGTAATCATACCACTCCTTCAGCAAACCATTGAGGCGTGTCTCGTTTGGTCCATTTAGCAAAATATGCTTTTGCTTCTATATAGTAATTTTTATATGATTGTATTGAATCACCTGGCACAATGCATTGTGGATAATGTTTCATTGCAGGTGGTGGATCTTTCCAATCTATTACTGGTATTTTATTAGGTGTTCTCTCTAACAACTGATTAAGTAATACATTGGTAGAATGAACCTTACCATATCTGTGTGTATATTCATGACCTAGTTTTTTAAATAATCTATATAACCATTGATAATGTAATTTGTTTTCCCTAACCCATACTGCGGATGGATGATTGTAATGACATGCCTTGTAAATAATTTTATCTGCATTTGGATTTTCTAATCTGTATCTTTTTATTTTTCTATTATTTTTTGAATAGTCTGTATATTCAATACCATCTAGCATTCTATGAGCTGTGGATAATAACTGAGCATATTCAACAATCATTTTCACTACATGTTTATCAACATGTTCTTTTGCTGCTTGTTCTGGGTCTCTATGTAAATAAAAGATATTCATTATAAACCTGCCATTTTAGATAGGCCCCATAATAATACAAAAGTTAGTACACCTATAAAAATTATATATTTAATCATTTATACTCCTTATTTTTAAAATTGTATGATTGTAGTAAATTTCCACGCAATTAAATAAATTATAAAAAACATTATTATTATACCACGAATTTTGTTCATTGTCAACCCCTAATATTGTTCAACATTTAACATCATAGCATATAGTTTATGAAACCAAATGTATTTCATATCTTCTGGTGCATTGTTATATGCATATTCTAGTTTTGAAACTCTGTCCCAAAATAAATTATAATTCATATTTTCCCTCTATGTTATATTTGATTACTTTTTTTACTAATTCAGTATATGATTTTTTTGTGGCATATTGTTCTAATGTATCAACTAAAGTATAAACATCAGCATTTTGATTTCTTAACTCTCTAAATTTTTCATAAGCAAATACGGTGTTTAATATTCTGATATAATCTTTTACACTATCACATTTTTTGTCATAAATTTTTACACCCCAACCAATCCATTTGTTTTGATCCCATGTAATAGGTAATAACCATTCACTATCTTTATTGAATGTACGGATACCAAATAGATTATTACCTTCATTGGCAAATCTACTTGAACCCCAACCTGTCTCTAATGCTGATTGAGCAATTAGTATTTCTTTTGGTATGTGTTGTGATTGTGGTAAGTCTTTGTAGATATAATCTACACAAGCATTTAAACTTGAAACAAATGTATCTTTATTTGTCGTATCAATAATTGGTTCTAAATCTACCATTGATACTTTTTCAACAGGCACTTTGATTACAATTTCAAGTGGTACAGAAACCACTTGTGTATCTTTGTGTTTTATTTCTGTGAACGCAACCAGATAACAACCTGCAATTGCGATTAGAGATAATATTATTTTCATAGATAACCTCACTATTATTTAGGCGTTTGCATAGAGATAAGATTCTATCTCTTCCCATGCTTCTTGTTCATTGTCATGCCAAGAGAAACCACAAAAAGACCAATCTACTTGTAATGTCTTAGCATATTCTAAAACACTAGAAACGGATTCGCCATTTTTGACTTTTGTTTCTAATTCATCTAAGGCTTTTTCTGCCTCGTCCCATAACCAATTTTTAGTTTTACTCATAATGTATATCCTTTCTATTAATATTTGTCGTAAAGTGAGAAATTTGAAGCATAGTTCATATGCATATAAGAAGGGTCTCGTCTATAATTAGAAGTTGACGAACCTCTATATCTAATTCTAATAGGTAATTTAAATTTTGAAATGATTTCTTTGACAATTTTTAGATACTTAATGTCAATTTTTTTAGCAAGGGAAACCTCACTACCCATAGGAAAATAAAATGGGATTTGTTGTTCGTATAAACTCTTAAATAGTTTTTCTTTATAATTCATAATGATTCCTTTCGATTTCATAAGACTATAATACACTAATTAGGGGTAAAAGTCAAGGATAAAACCAAAAAAAACCAAGAAAAAAACCCTTGTTTTTCAAGGGTTTTCGTAAAAAATAGAGGGGTGCGACATCCTGTCGCAGGATTTTTATGAGTTTTTTCTCATAAAATCGTCATTCCAGTCAAATGCTTCTTTGACTAGATTGGCGGTTAACCCCTTATAGTGTTTATTTAATTCACCATCTTTTGCCCATATCAATAGTTCTGCCTCTTCAGCACACAATCCTTCGAGCATTTGAATAAACATATTGTCTCTTTTCATTTGTGATAATTGTGGGTTACCGCCTTTGAGAAAGTGGAACATTCTTTTTACCTCGGATTTTAACCAGGTATGTTCTGTACCTATTGGTGCCTC